GAGGTGAACTGGTATCAGGCGACATGGCGAACGCCAGCAACTACGGAGCCGGGCGTATCGCTGGACAGGCTTCGGACAGTGGACGGGGAGCCGTGGACACCGGGGCAGAGGGCCTACGATGTGCAGACGGGGCGCGTGGCGCAGGTTGGACTGACGCACGAAATACAAGCGGTGACATGGCCGACGCCGTGTGTCCCGAACGGTGGCCGCAGCCCGAAGGGCGGCACAATGACGACAACGGGGCAGACGCCGGACGGCAAGAAACGGCAAGTGGACATCCGCTTCATAGCTTCTGGCACGACGCCGAATGGGCAACCGGCGCAGACGGAAAAACGCGGCGCGTTAAACCCGGAGTTCGTCTTCTGGTTGATGGGTTGCCCGGACGCGTGGGTCTGCTCCGCATTGGAGGCAACGCAATCGTTGCCCCGCTCGCGGCGGAAGTCATTAAAGCACTGATGGATACTGAGCAATGAACCAGATGCGCTTCATGTTTTTGCTGAGCTGCGCGGAAGAGCTTGAAAGTTACGCCAAGTCGATGGGCGAAGCCTCATGGCGTCAGAACTCTCACTCAGCTCGCGTTTACTTCGACTGCATCAAGGCCGTCGGCCGATCGATCAGCGCCACTCTTGCTGAGATCGAGGCAGAGGAAGAGGCAGAGAAGAAGAAGGCCGAGGCGGCGTGAGCGAAGCGTATCCCGATCGCGAGATCGACGCCGACGAGCTGGAGAAGCTGACAGAGATGTTGCTGGCCGGCGAGATCTGCTGCGACACCTACTTCTGGATGCAGGGCGTCGAGAGCGCGCTCGATCGTCTGGAAGATCGCCGGGACACGATGCCGCGCCGGCAATACTACGCGATCCGCTCGTCTATGGAACGCCGCCTGATGGGCCTCGACGAGCCAAAGACGACACGACGCCGCCGGAAGAAGCAGTCGGAGCCGGAGCCGACAGTCGAGACAGCGGACAGCTATTTCGAGATCGCTAACACAGCGACAGGCAAGCGGGTGCGTATCCCGTATAATTCGAAACAGAGGGTGGCGTGATGGGCAGGCCGAGGAAGCAGTCGATCACGCTGGCGTCGACAGCCAACATCGAGATCGCCGAGGGCTTGGTAGACGATCCCTATGAGCCCGGGGCAAAGCTGCGGGTGCTGAAAAACATTCGCGAGCATCCGATCGCGCGTCTGGCCCATATCGGGAAGATCAGCGAGAGCCAGCGGATCTGCGCCGAGATGTTTCGCGCCAAGTATGAGCGGGCGGTTCTCGGCGGCGCCCGGGCGATCGACTACACCAAAGAGCGCGTCGACGGCGGCGTCATGTCTGAGCCGTTGTCCGAGGCCGTGCAGGAGGCCGTAGAGTGGCTGAACCAGTGCGCCAGTCAGTCGGGATGTGGCAAGCTCGGCTGGAGCGTCCTGACGCACGTCTGCGGCGAGGGACGCGGCATACAGGAGACGGCGCAACTGCTGCGCTCGACGGGTGCGCCAGCGGGCAGAGCCGGCGACGGTTACGTGCTTGGCGTGCTGATCATGGGGCTTGAGGCGCTGATCCAGCATCTCGGGATGGAAGCTGTCGGCAGGGCGAAAAGACGTTAGTTTTGAAAAAGGGTTGAAATAGAACCGGAGCGAATGGAGCGACAAACATGCGTAAGATCATTATTCTAGCGGCGATGTTAGCAGCCAGTCAGGCTATGGCTCAGAACAGAACCTATCTCGGGCCGGACGGCGACTATCTCGGCAGCTCAGTCGACAACGGCAACTCGCGCACATATCTCGACAGCCGCGGCGAATACCGTGGCTCGGCCATGAAACTGGGCAACAGCACGCAGTATTTTGACGCCGAGGGCCGCGATCTCGGACAGGCGATCGACATGGGCGATCCGCGGCGTTAACACTAAATGTTGACTGGCCGCGAATAACTGGCACAATAGGTAGTGTCCACGCTTGCCGGGACGGCTGTTAGTGCGTTTCGGTGAGGCGTTGATCAAGGGGCGGGGCTTCGGCTGCCGCCCATTTTTTATCCGCCCGGCTCTGTGTGCTGCTCCACGCCAAGCCGGCAATCGCGCAATAGGCTGCGCTCCGGCGGCCGGCGGTGCGATCTCTCTCAGAGGCACGAATGACAAGCCAACAACCCGAAGGGACTGGCGACAGTGAAGAATTCTACTGGGGCGCCTGACACTGAGCTGCCGTCAGACAAAGACAGGCCACAAATTATCTCAGACATCGCCGCCTCGATCATCGCCAAGCCGGTAAGGAAAACAGGACGGCCCCCGAAATACAGCCGGGAGATAGCCAGAGAATTCTGCCGACGCATCGCTCTGGGTAGATCACTCAGATCCGTATGCGAAGACGAGGACATGCCCGACAGCTCAACTGCATATCGTTGGAAGGATATGTATACAGAGTTTAGGGAGATGTACGCAAGTGCAACAGAAGAACGTGGACTAACATTCGGCGACTTCATTGCGGACTTGGCGTTTCAGGTGCTGGCAGGCGAGCATGAGGTGGACAGGGCAAAGCTCGCTTTGGATGGGCTGAAGTGGACTGCGGCACGGCTTGCGCCTCGGCAATACGGCGACAAGCAGCAAGTCAGCGTTCAGCACTCGGTATCTGACGAGGCTGCTGCGGTTCTGATGGCCCTGTCGCAGCGTGCGAAGGATCGCCAGCTCGAAGATCAGCGCACCAAGATCATTGACGTAACGCCCGACAATGACTGATCCCTCCCTTGCGAGGGGCGGGATCACGCAGCGTTATCAGTGACTTGCGACACGCTATACGGGACTGACGCGGGATCGGCATCGAGGGGCGGGCGGGAGCCGGGCCGGCGAGGCCCCCCGGGGCGCCGACCACCCCCGGCCCCGGTTTCAGCAACACACCCCCTCTGCCTGCAAAAAAAATACAAAAATAAAACCATGCCCGATCTATTCGCTTCTCTCCCGCCTGATCAGCCCGCCCGTACTCGCAGCGTGACGGTTCCGTCAGATGCGGGATCGGCCTCCCTAGGCGATCACAAATGCTCTTGCGGCGCCGTTGGCATCCTGAGCGACGACTGGTTTCTCGGCCGCCCCGAGCGCGCGACTTGGCATTGCGCTGAGTGCTTTGAGGTGCGGCGGAATAAAAAACTGAGCGCCCTGTCATAACTACTGCCGAGCTTTAGCATGTATTTCATCACCGAGGACAACGCTTTTGAGGCGCGGCTGTCGCGGCTTGAGGGCGAGCTTGAGGCTATGCGGGCGGAGATCGAGGCGCTGAAGCGTCCGGCGGGCCGTCGGGACTACATGCGCGACTACATGCGGCGGAAGCGTGCCGGACAGCGGATGGCGGGCAGTTCCCCGAATGCCGCCGACACAACATCCCCGAATGCCTGAACCGGATAGCTAAAGCCGATGGATCAATCTCGTTTTATTCGCGGGCTCCTTGATGATCCCGGCCCTCGGCGCGCACGGTCGTCGTATTCGTATGGCGTCCTTCCCATCAAAGAGGGTTTGGACGGCATCGAGTTTGATCCGACAGCCGGTCTTCTGGGATCTGTAACACGGCCCCTGCAGTATTTTGCTGACACGCTTTCCGGTCAGCGCGATTTCGACCCGACGTCGGACGAAGCGATCAGCAATGCTGCCGATCTCGCCGGTTTGGCGACGACTGGATCTTTCGGCGGCACAGCTCCTGCGGGCGCCCTTCGATCTGGCGCAGCTCGTCCCGAGCCGATCGGCCCCGGCGACATAAGAATTTCGACAAGGTTTCCGACGGGAAAGACAGCGACGGAAGATCCACTAAGAGAACATCTGTCGATCGGCGTCCGAGAAATGGCAGCGGACCCCGAGAAATACGCCTTCAATGTCGGCCTTCTCTCTGAATACCCCGGCTTTGCCAAGTTGCGCGGCATGCCAACCGACGAGGCTGCAGAAGCCTATATCGATCAGGTCCGCGGGAACCTCGGGTATCTTTACGAAAGATCGCCAGACATCATCCGCGAGCGGTCTCCCCGCTGGTATGATGGCGCCAACCGGATTGCTGGCGCGCTTTCCGATCGCTACGGCATCCCGCTGCAGTCGGCTGGCGGCGCGATTGCGGCACTAAGCCCGCAGATGGACTGGTTCAAAAACGCATCTCTTGCCGAGCGTGTCGGCGACGTCATTTTTGATCCGTCCCGGCAAAATATGGCCATGACACCAGAAATGATTGCCTATCTTTCGTCTCCTGCCGGGGCGAAGTGGACGCAGGCCAATGCGAAAAACAAGGCTGTCCTTGATCGCATTTACGGCGGCAGCCTATCTGACGTGGCTCCAGACGATTACATCGGGCGAGCGATGTGGGTAAGGGCCTTTGATGAGGCGCACAACCCGCGATCATACCGGACAATCACGCCAGAGGGCGACTTGGGTAACTTTGCCACAAACATGGATGGCAGTCAGTCCAAGGTAGGCTGGGGTGGATTAGGCGAAATTGGCAAGGCGATCCGCGCGTATACATCCGGCGGCGATATGGACATCATATCGCAGGCGATGGGTGAAAAGCATAAGGTTCGCAGCTTCAACAACAACATAACGTCCCCAAACGATCCGCGTTATGGCGACGTGACCATTGACACGCACCAAGTCGCCGCCGGCCAGCTACGCCCGCTTGCCGGATCTTCTCAGGCCGTTGCCCACAACTTGGCGACGAGCGTCGAAGCTGGCATGAAAAACGCCAAGAATTCAGCCGTTACAGGCGCACAGGGCACTTATGGCCTGATCGCCGACGCTACCCGGCAGGCCGCTCAGCCGTATGGCCTGCTCGGCCGGCAAATGCAGTCGGCGACGTGGGAGCCGGTAAGAGAGCTGTTCTCTGCTGCGGCAAAACGTGGTAATCTTCCAGATCAAGTCGACGCTATCTGGAGAGCGCACGATGCCGGAGACCTTACGCTCCAACAAGCCCGAGACCTCATCTACGAGACTGCCGGAGGAATTGGAACGCCGGCTTGGGCACGACCTGATCTTGAAAGAATTGATCCGAGACGGGGGTCTTCCTACCGTTAAAGATTACATTGACCTCAACTGGGGCGGCGAGCTGCCGGAAGAGATTGACGTCGAGGATGCTGAGACGCTCGACGCAATAGCCAGATTTGAGGCGTCCCTAAAATAAAAGCCTTGCGCTTTGCTTGAAATTACCCCGCATCTGCGGGGTTTTTCTTTTGGTGCCGATGACAGACTTCCGCCAAGCATTCGAGAGCTTCGTCACAGCCTATCGGGATCACCCGGTTCTCTTTGTCGAAGAGGTGCTGCAGGCCAAGCCGCTGCCTTGGCAGAAGGACTTTCTGAATGAGGTTGCCGCCGGCCGTCGCCGCATTAGCGTGCGAGCGGGCCACGGCGTCGGCAAGTCCACGGCCTGCTCTTGGGCGCTTCTCTGGCATCAACTGACGCGCTTCCCACAGAAGTCAGTTGTCACAGCCCCGACTGCCGGGCAGTTGTTTGACGCGCTCTTCGCCGAGCTAAAACATTGGGTAAACCGCCTTCCGGCTCCGCTTCGTGAGACGCTGGAAGTATTCAACGATCGCATCGTCTTCAAAGGGGCTCCTGAAAGCAGCTTCATATCAGCGAGGACATCAAGTGCAGAACGACCTGAAGCTCTGGCTGGCGTCCATTCTGAGCATGTTCTTCTTATATGCGACGAGGCGTCGGCCATCCCAGAAGCCGTGTTTGAAAGCGCGGCGGGCAGTATGTCCGGTCACACGGCGACGACCGTTCTGATCGGAAACCCGACGCGAAACACAGGGCTGTTTTTCAGGACGCATCATCAACTGTCTTCCGACTGGAAGACGATGCATGTGTCGTGTCTGGATAACCCGCTCGTCTCGACGGACTTCGTAAACCAGATCAAGGCGACTTATGGTGAGAACTCGAACGCCTTCCGTGTTCGCGTTCTTGGTGAGTTTGCTTTACGCGACGATGATAGCCTTATTGCGGCTGATCTTGTTGATGCTGCAATGTCGCGAGATGTGGCGCTCGATACGACGCAGGACTTGATCTACGGCGTCGACGTCGCGCGGTTTGGCTCCGATCGCACGGTGATCTGCAAGCGACGCGGAAATGTCGTCGTTGAGTTACGTCACTGGTCAGGCGAAGACTTGATGTCGACTGTCGGCCGGATCGTGCATGAAGCGAATGCTGATAAGCCGGCTGAAATATGCGTCGATAGCATCGGCCTTGGCGGCGGCGTTGCCGATCGGCTGCGTGAGCTTGGTTTCAACGTCCGCGACGTGAATGTTTCGGAAAGCAACGCCATGAACCAGCAGGCGTATCGCTTGCGAGATGAATTATGGCTTGCCGCGAAGGACTGGCTGGAAACCCGCGCAGTCAAGATCCCGAAGGATGATGAACTTCGGGCTGAACTGATCGGCCCGACGTATTCTTTCGCCAGCAACGGCAAGATCAAGGTTGAAGGCAAGTCGGAGATGAAAAAGCGCGGCATGCGCAGTCCCGATCTCGCAGATAGCTTGTGTCTCACATTTGCCGGACAAGCCGCTGTTGTCGGCGGCCGGGCATTGAAATGGATACCCGGCCAGCCCTTACAGCGCCGCGTTTCAATTTGTTAGGAAACTGAATGGCACGTCGCAGACGTAACCGCCAGCAGCCTGAAATGGTTGTGGCGGAAGAAACAGTTATGGCTGTTGAGCCGGAAGCGACGGAAGAATACGGGGAAGAAGCGTCTGACGACGTGAAGGTTGCCACCCCGCTAAGCGAAGAAGAATTTGCCGGCCGCGTCCGCATGGCGATCGCGTCTGCTGAGCGGTTTGTCGACGATCATATCACCCCGGCCCGGGTTGAAGCTGCGAAGTTTTACCGCGGCTCGCAATTCGGTGACGAAGAAGAAGGCCGTTCTCAGGTTGTCCTGTCGGAAGTCAGGGACACCATTCAGGCGATGATGCCTAGCCTGATGCGTATTTTTACGTCGGGCCAGAAGATCGTTGAATATATGCCCCGCACGGCGGAAGACGTGGCTGTTGCTGAGCAGGCGTCGGACGCGGTGAATTTTATCTTCAATGAGATGAACCCGGGCTTTCAGATCCTGCATTCGGCATTCAAGGACGCCCTGCTTAAACGCGCCGGCATTGTGACGTGGTGGGCGGAAAGCGAAGATCGGGTCGTTGAAAAGCACTTCTCAGGCATGACTGAGGATGAAGTGCTTCTGTTTCGCCAGAATAACCCGGACGCTGAATTCACCTATATCTACCCGGATGCCCCTGCCAGTCCGCTGGAGCCTGTCACCTATCGCTTCTGCGTGAAGGTTGTCGATCGACAGGTAAAATACCGCGTCCGCACCCTTCC